ACACTCTACAGTTTCAAATGTTGTGGAATCGTACACATTAACAGCAACTTCCCTTGATCCAAGGTTGTGTGTTACTGGAATTTGTGTTAAAGATCCATTACCTATTGTTGCAGAAAATTTGCGTGTAATGGCGTGATAATTTGTACCATTATTTGAAAGGGTCCAGTTATCGCTTGTCTCATTCCAAAGGAGCTCTACATCTGCTGCGTTTCCACGCTCTACACGAATGCCAGCATCTGCTGTTGGGTCTCCTGTAAAGTCAGTATTAAGGTTGATCTTGTTATCAACAATATTAACCTGTGTTGTACTTACAGAATTAATTGTTCCAGTTACATTTAAGTTTCCGCCAACTGTAAGATTATTTGTAATTGAAACATCGTTTGGAAGTCCAATAGTTACTGCTCTTCCTTCTGTTCCAGCCCCAGTTACTTCAACTTCATTAGCTGTACCTTGAACTGTGGCTACATAATCTCCAGTAGTCTGTGAGGTAAGGTTAACATTTTTAATTGTTACCGCACCGCTTGCTACTGTGAAATCTGCGTCAGCGAAAGAAGCAACACCCTTATTGGTTGTTGAGGCGTCTTCTCCTGAAATAGTAACTGTGTTATTAGTTACTGCTGTATCAATACCTTCGCCAGCAGCAAATGTAAGGGTGTCTGTAAGAAGACTGACTGTGTCTGTGCCAGTTTCACCAGCAATTGAAAGATTGGTTGCAACAGATACTGTTCCTGCTGCGGTTAAACGACCTTGGGCATCAACTGTAAATGTTGGAATTAATGATGTTGAACCGTAAGATCCTGCTGTAACAGCAGTGTTATCTAAATCAACTGTTGTTATTCCAGTTGCGTCTACATATGTAGCAGTTAAACCAGTTCCGCCTTCTACAGAAGAACCAATAATATCTTGAATTGCTTCTACAGAAGCAGTCATTGGTACCCATGGTCCGTCTGGTGCGGCTAAGCCATTGTAGTAGAACATCGTATTGGACGATGTATTGTAATAAATCTGACCAGTGACCGCTCCAGTTGGGTTGGAAGCTAATCCTTGGATTCTAGCATTCTGAAGTTCATTCTTATTCAGATTGATATCAGTTACGAATAATCTTGCCATATTCTATTTCTCCTTAAGACAGGAATGCTGTCCCGCCGAATGGTTGTGCCATTATCAGCGTAATTTTGTTAATACTATTATAGTCTATTCCAGTTTCTAATAAGTCCCCTGAGCTTGCTTTGACAGTAACGTTTGGGTTATAGCCCATATTATGCTCAATTTCTAGGAAGTGGTAGGTCCCAGCATTTTGTACTTGAGAAATAGAGAATGGAAATGTAAGGGTAGAGGTGCTTAATAAGTAGTTTGTTGCGCCGTCCCAGCTTGCATCGTTTAATTTAGGACCATATAGCCTGGTAGTATTTTTATCATAATAAAAATCACCTTCTAGGCCTAGGTTTGCCGCTGGCACCCCGTTTCCATTAAGAATTGTTCGACCACGAGGACCTTGAGGTCCAGGGGTATTTAAAACAACTTTGCTAACTTGCTCAGTTACTGTTACCGATGGATTGCTATTATTTGTAATAGGCATTTATATTGTCACCGATCTACTTAAGGTCATAAACCCCTCAAGAAGTTTTGTTTTGTTTAAATTAGTATCTGTCAGCATAATGTCATATGCAGACTTTGGATAAAACATTTTGTTTGTTTGCGTTGGGGTTATCTTGATAGTTAATTTACCATTTGGGCCATCTACAGTAATTCCTCCCGTTGAGGGGGATGTTAGGCTAAAGGCTAACTTACTTCCGCCCTTAGTGTCACGAACCTGCATCTTTGCTGTGCACCCAGTAATGTCAATAGGACTACCGTTGTTGTCTTTATATTCAACGGTAAATGTGAAGGTAGTGTTTTGATCCACTTCCCAATTTTTTTGTCCTGCCATTTGCTAAATCTCCTAAATAGGAAAACTCCTATGCCTATTTTAGCACAGGAGTTGTCCTAAGTACTTTTATTAAATTATGACTTTTTGGTGAATCCGAACGAATTTTCGTTTGGATTTAGAGCCTTTAGAATAACGGGCAAGCAAGCCGCAATCCCACCCTTAACCAAGTCTCCTGGGTCTGTGTTGCCAGTCATATATAGTGCAATGGCGGCGCCAAGGAAGTGGCGACCATAGCTTGCTAACGCTGCTAGAATTTTCTCTTGCATTGTTACCTTTCCATCATTATTAAGATCTTCTTTTTTCATAAGACCTCCTTATTTCTGGGCTTTGTGCCCAGGAATTTTGGGATTGCTCCCAATCTTTATTATATACCCTTTAGCTAGAAATGTCTACCAATTCACAATTACCATCGGAACTGCAAGCCAATGTAGCATTTATAGAGGTTCCATCTTCTGTCTCATAAAAAGATAAGTCTTCCCAACGAATCGAGGAGGGCATCCTGGCAAGAAGCTCTAGGTACTCTGTCTCTGTTATTTCTTGATATGGAGCTTGTCTATAAGAGTGATTTGAGTGGGGAAGAAATGAAATTCCTGAAACCTCATCAAAATATCTATATACCCACGCACCAACTTCCATCCATTCCTCCTCCTCAACAGATACGGTAATAGATGGTTTATGCTCACACCATTCCCGCTGATACACAAGCCATGTATTTAAGTGGTCAATAGCGGTAAGGTCATCTCTTACGATGGCGCCCTCTGGCGCCTTTACTGGAAATGAAAAAACATATGTATCGTTTGGTTTCATAAAATCATCTTCTACTGGAATGCCTACTTCCTTTAAAAATGTCGATAGCGGGTCTTTCTTATCGCCACGCACCGTTCTAATGTAATATGGCGAATGCCAGGCATGCATTCCTGAAGATACGCCAGTTAATTGAGATACTGTGCCTGAAGGCTTAACGCATGTGATAGCAGCAGATTCATTTATTCCAACCTTTTCTGCTTCGCTCTTGTTCACGCTTCTTGCATGATCACGAATCTTAGACAGGAAATCTCCAAGCTTATCTAGCCCTTCTCTGCCTGACATAAGGCTATGCCCGAACTGCCCAGTTATTGAAACGCCAAGTAGTCGTTCTTCTTCGGTATTATCTCTCCAGATTTTACGAAGATACTTAAAATCCGTAAGGGTTGATTGCCATGTTCCAAGTATGGTTGCTAGACGAACCTTGTTTTCTATTTCTCTAGGCGTGTCTTTGTCACGAATTACAACCTCAGACAGGTTACAAAATTGATAAGGTCTGAGTATAATCTCGGAGCAGGGATTGGTTCCGTAATGGATTTCAGGGTCTCTGCGTCCCCATCTTGCTGCCTGTTTCTGGGCAGCGGCCACATTGTATATGCCTCGTTCTCCTGATTTAGAATCGTATAGATTTTTCCATTCTGCAATAAACTGTTCCATTTCTGGCTTACGAGAATATGCCACCGAATTATTTGACAAAGCACGTTGTGTGTTTTTCTCCCACCAATTTCCAGATTTTGCTGCGGCCATTTCAATATCGTTAATGTTAGAAAGGGAAATCATTGCTGAGCGACGAACGCCTCCCACAACCACAATCTCCCCAATTTTGCACATGATGTCATGCGCTTCAATTGGTTTCAGCTGACGACCCGCTGCTTGCCTAAATTTTACAATGGTAAAATCAAATAGATTCACCAATGGCTGTGGCCCAGATGACCTTCCGCCCATGGTTTTAAGCCTTGCGCCAGCAGGACGAAGTTTAGATACATCAATTACTGGAATTTGTCCTGCCCATAGCATGGCAAGCAATTCTCTATAGGACTTTGCCCACCCAGTCTTAGAATCTTCTACAACAATTGTAGTCGTGGTTTTCTCAAATGTCTCTGGAACCGCAGGAAGCTTGTTGACATATTTGTATTCAACAGAAAATCCTACGCCCGTTCCACACATTAGAATATACATGGTCTCATCAAATGATCGTGGCGAATCTACTGGAATAAAAGAGCAGTTGTATCCCGAAACATGGTCTCTTTCTAGGGCGGGACCAGAAGTCATGACAGATCTCATAGAAGGCATTACATTGCGATTGAAAACTGCATCTTTTAATTCTGCAACCAAAGAATCATCTGGCTCGTATTTATAGTTATCTTTTAGGTAGCCAAGCATGAAGGTGAAATATCTATCTACTGTTTCTCCCCACGTTTCCCTGCGATTCTCTTCTGGGATCCATCTTGCATATCTAGACAATGCGATAAAATTTTCGTAGGGGTTATCAATAGCTTTCAGCATTTATAATACCTTCTCTCCGCCTTGCGGTTTGTTTTATTTTAGTGTGAAGACACTATTTTATCAAAGAATAATTTAAAAGAGAAGCCCTAAAATAGTTTTTGACGATATATAACTAAACAATTATAATCGACTAGACATATTTATTTTAGTCGACCAGCTTGACACATACCACTAAATAATGCTACTATTATAGTCCGTTATCTCTATAGGAGGAAATGCCGATGGAGAAAATTAAAGAGCGTTTGAGCGAAGTTGCTCATAACTGGTCTTATATAGGAATGATTATATTATTTCTATTTACCGTCCAGCCTGGGCCAATAGTAGGTCAAGCGTCAGTCGTTCGACCTATAGTTAAGGTTGAAAAAACTGAAAGACAACTAAAGAGAGAAATACTAGATAAGTTCAGTAATGATACTTATAAGCACTCAGAAAGGCTTGCGCCTGAAGATTTAAAAGATTTACTATGGGCTGTAGGTTTTGAGGGCTTAGCTTTAAAAACAGCTTGGGCTGTCGCTAAAGTAGAATCAAATGGGAGACCACTGGCTCTAAACGACAATTCAAGAACAGGAGATAAATCTTACGGAATTTTTCAAATCAATATGCTAGGGGAACTTGGCATAAAAAGAAAAGATAAATTCGAATTAGTTTCAAATAAGGAATTATTTGATCCAGTAACCAATGCAGAGATAGCGTATGAGATGACCAATGGCGGAAAAGATTGGTCGTCTTGGATAAACTCGATGGGTAAGGCCAAGAGCTTCATATCCAGTTTTCCAGAAAATTAAAGGAGGTTAAGGTTGAAAAAGATACAGTATGTATCTAAATACCTAACCTTGTCAGAGGATGGCCTCGTTCCCAGGATAGAATGTCCTATGGATCGGGGCCTTCTCATGTGCAACCAGACAAAAGAGGATGAGGTATACTTGTACTGTCTATCCTGCAGTTACAAGAGGATTATAGGGAGTAAATTTTATGACGAACTCAAGTTGGCCGTCGACAGAAATTCAAGTTGACGGAGGCAAGATAAAGGAAAGCGACGCCATGGGCAGGGAGAAATTTTGGGAAGATATCGGAAGGCCTGATGGCGGGAATAAGAATAAGGAGCATCCACAAAGCCTAGAGGAGAATCTACCTATGGTCAATTATATTATGCTGCATAGGATTTATGATTTGCTTACCCTAATATCAAACAAAACGGTGGGGTCGGAAGATACGGCTAAAATGGTGGAATATCATAACCAGGGATACCTTCTCGGTCCATCCCCCTCATATACCCCAGAAGATGAGGTAAAAGAAAATACTGCCCAAGAATCCCTTGACCTTGACTTGGGATAATAACTATTTTATAATTTATTTGTACTGGTTGTAGCATCCCACCGATAAGCTCCCAGTATAATGTGTAGCAATACACTAGGAAAACCCCATTCGGATCCGCCTCTGGATGGGAATTTTTCTTTTATATCACAATATCGAAGTATCGGTCAACATAATAGTGAATTCGCAAAAAAAAGTGCGGCGGGGATAGAAGCAAAGTTCCACATGAAACAATCTATCACAAATAGGTGCAATCAATATCCCTTATTC